CAAAATTTGTTTGCGCTGCATATGGTGCAGCAGCTAATGCTAAATCTACCGGACTTATTCTACCTCTTTGTTTAGCTGTTCCTGCTAAATACATTAAAGTTCCTGCAGGTCCAGGAACAAAAGGTGCTGCAACTCTCATGATACCAGCTATCTCTTTTGGCACCAATTTTTTAGCAATTTTTGTAAAAGGTTTTGTTGCTTTTTTAGTGATTTTTTTTACAAAACTTCCTAATCCGTATTGTTGTCTGGGTTCTTGCATTCTAGATATTGCCATTTTTCTACCTTATTTTGTTTCTCCAAATAAATCAAGACTCGGCATAATTATTCTAACGTCTCTTCTTATATCAGACTCAGGTATGCCTTTAGCCTTCCACTCTTCATCGTTCTTATATTTTTCACCTGTTTTAAGGTTTGATATCTCTTCTATTATCTTTTCTGGTTTTAATTCTATCATTATGATGCTGCCCCTCCAAGAACTGTTCTAGGTTGTACCTCTAATACTGATGCTATTACTTGTAATCTATTTGCATCAGCTGCTTGTACTTTTAATATTTCATTTTCTTGTAATATTAAAGGATTACTTAATAACTCTGTTGTTGCATTAGATGCTACAGCTTTATTAGTAAATAAATTAAAAACTGTACTATCAGAGTCTGTTAAAGTTACAGTTATGCTTGATCCAGAACCTGCATACTCTGACACTAGTATAGATCTAACAATAGATGTCGTTGCAGTTGGCACAGTAAATATAGTTGTGTTATCTGTGGTGGTTAGTTTTACTTTTTTATTTATAAATCTATTAGCCATTATTGTGCAAAGAAGTTAAATGCTTCTATCTCCTCTTTTAGTTCTTCTTGAAACGTAGTGTTTAGTTTTTCTATAATGGCATCAATGTCTCTAACTTGTGCTTCTGCTGTACCTAAATCATACTCTTCACTAGGTCTCGTTAATACTTGTACTATCTTAGCCATTAGTCTGCAAATCCTGGGTCAAATGGGTCATCGTAATTACCTGTTTGTCTATCAAATCCACCAGAGTAACCAGAGTCTGCCCCTGTTTGTGTATCATAAGCATCTTGAATAGTTTGTTGATCTTTTCTTCTTTGTGCCTCTTGTAAAACTCTTAACTCAGCTGCTTTTTCTCTAGCTAGTCTCTCTCGCATTTTCTTTTGTCGTTCAATTTTATCAAATAATTTTTGACTAAACTTGTCTTGTAATTTCTTTTGATTTCTAGCAATATATTTATTGTAATTATCAATACGTTTTTGATACGCTCTTTGTAAACCATATCTTACAGGACCACCTATTGTGCCTCCTGTATAGTTACCTTCGGCATCAAAGTTAGTGCCAATTCTTAAACCACCAGAAACAGGTGCATAACCTGCCATTAAACCAGATCTAATTCTTCCAATGCTATCTAAATTAGATTGATCGGCAAATCTTGTATCGCCACCATAATATGATCTTATTGACGTAAATCTTGGATCTCTTTCACCAATTAAACCTCTAAGTATACCTCCTGTAAAGCCTCCACCCATTACAAAATCTTTTAAACTACCAGCACCTTTTTTAACATCTTCAAAAAGTCCGCTTAAACCTTTTTTCTCTGGTATTGCTTCTTTTATACCTGGAGCATCTGGAATAACCCCTGATTGAGATAAGGCTTGATTGTATGCTCTGAGATCGTCTAAAAATTGTCCAGTGTTAACGGGACCTATCCCACTCTCTGCTGCATAATCAAATATACTAGGCCTATCCCCTATTGGACTTACTTCTATACCAGATGGTTCTCTTTTGTACGGATCATACGCATCTCCAAATATTCTAGAAAAAAAATCTTTGTCTGTAATATTTCTTATATCAACTGGAGTATCATCATCTTTAAATAAAAAATTTTTTGCTCCTGGTGCACCGCTTCTAAAATCTCTTACACCAGAAAAAATACCACCTTCACCACCGCCACCTTGTGTAGTCGCAGCAGGTACACCACCAGTAGCTTGTGCTTCTTCTACAAGATCCATCATGTAATCATTATAATCTTTTAATAAGAATGGGTCTTGAATGCCAAACTGGTCTTTTATTGCTAATAATTCTGTATTAGGAACTCTTGTTACCATTATCGTCTTCCATCTGGTTGTATGTCTAATCTAAATGTGCCTAGCTTCCAACTTTGGTTAGTTGAAGTATTAGCAATCTTTAATGAGATAGCTCTAGCTCTTGCACGAGTATCTACTTTATCAGTGCTGCTTGTAACTGTAAAGGGCCCTAATGAGGAACTAGCTTGTGAGCTGTTTGAATAATTACGTAAATTTAACGTGACCTGTGTATCACCTGTTTGAGATATAAAATCTGGTACAAATCTTCTTATTTTCATAATAAACTCACCATCTCCTCTAAGGTCAGGCATACCTGTCGTTTGTCCAGTAGCTGCTCTTCTTTGAGTAATGTCAAAATCTCCAGAGGATATATTAGCAAGTATTGCAGTTGTAGCTCCGCCTCTTACTTGATCTGTCCCTGTCTCGTGTTGATAGTATGTTGTTCTACCTTCAGTGTTGCCCACAACATCAAAAGAGCTGTCATTAGCTCCATCGTATTCTGTTGCGTGTGGTTTACCAAAGACAGCGGAGTCCTGCCACATTGTTCTTGCCAATGTTCCTACTGTCCATACAGGTCTTCGTGGTGAGGAGTCAAAATAGTTATATGCAACCATTCTGTTTACAACAGATGATGAGGAAGTTGGATAAAACCATATGACTTCACCAAAAAGATTGTTTAATCCAGCAGATACCATTTGATTACCAGAGTCTAAATTTATATCATCATAAACATGATCCTCTACCAAACAAGGTAATGATTCTAGTTTACCAGCGTATCTAAAGAAACCATTCTCTGACATCCAATATGCAGAACCGTCTACTTCTACACATGCATTCTGTCCAACAAGTCCACAGTTTGTACCCACTTGTGAAAAGGCAAATGTAAATGGAGATCCAACAAATCTTTGTGTAAACAAAGCTGTATCAGTCCAAACATACAAA